CAAAGGCTTTGTTAGCCCTATTGCTTTTGTTGAGGCCATCATGGCTTGGGAAAAGCTTAAGGATTCTGCAAAAGAAATTACCCCAGATGACGGAGTAGTTTCTACTGCAGCACCAAGTCTTGACGTAAGTCACTTGGCAGCAAAAAAGAAGCCAGGCAAGGGAACTAAGCTGGTTAACCCAGTTCCAGGTTTTGGCGGTACAGCACCAAAGAAGAAAGCTGCAAAGAAAACCAAGTAACATGCCTATATACGAGTATGAGTGTCCAAACTGCAAAGCAAAGTCTACATTTGTTCGTGGTATATCTGAATTAGATCCAGGATATAGATGTGATACTTGCAATTTGGACCTCACTCGTGTATACTCATTAGGAGCCGTTACTTTTAACGGCAGTGGATTCTATAGTAAGGATAAGTAATGATAGCAACTGAACCAAAAGAATGGGTTCTTAATGCAAATGATCGTTGCGATTCAGGATGTACTGCACAAGCATATGTCTACGTTAAAGGGCTGGATGGTGATTTGTTATTTTGTGCACATCACTATGAAAAAATTATGAGCAACCCTGTAGGCTATGAAAGAATGATGAGCTTTGCAATAGAAGTAATAGATGAGCGAGTAAAGCTCACACAGAATAGACTTAAGGAAGACTAATGTACGAATACTATGTAAAAAAGGTAGAAAAAGTTGTTGATGGAGATACCATTGACGTTGTTATTGATTTAGGTTTTAGCATTATGTATGCTTCACGTGTTAGATTGGCTGGCATTGATACCCCAGAATCTCGCACAACTGATAAAATGGAAAAAGCTTTGGGGCTAGAGTCAAAGGCATACCTTGCATCTAGAATAAACTCAGCTAAGAATGTTGTTATTAAAACAGAAAAGCTTGACAGCTCAGAAAAGTATGGTCGCATTCTTGGTTGGATATACCTTGATGGTGATTCAAAGTCAGTTAATACTGAGATGATTGAAAAAGGCTATGCTTGGGGATATCTTGGAGACTCTAAGGTAAAAGACTTTAATGCACTAAAAGAAGCTAGATCAAAGAACCTTTAATGTTTGAGCCGTCAATTGAAGAACTAATCCTTAATGGGGTTATAGAAGTTTCTGGAATTGACTCTGAAACTGGAGAGTTTCTTTATAGTTTTACTAATAGGCTTTATGACGTTATGCCAGCCTTTTTTAGCGACCGCTTGGACTTTGTAAAGGCAGAGATGGCTTTCTTTTTAGAGCTGGGGTTTGTTGAGGTAGATGACCCAGATGCTGAAAATCCTATTATATTCTTGACAGACAAGTCATTTGATCAAGAGGAGATTAGCAATCTTTCTCCCCAAAAACAAAGATCGCTAGAGCAAATAAAGCGATTATTTGAAGAAAGATGATATAATATAACTATGCCATATCATGTAGGAGAAAAAGGGTCATACGGTTGCTCAGGCTACCCTGCCGTCAAAGAAGATGGAACCGTAATGGGGTGTCACGAAACCAGAGAAGATGCAGCTAATCAAATTTATGCAATCAATGTATCTGAGGGAAACGCTCCAGCTAAAGGCGTTGGGATTAAGAATCCAGAGGACTGGCCTGTTGATAAGTCTAAGGGCATTGGCGAAGAAATGTCTCGCAAGTTTAAAGTAAAGCGTCGTAAACCATCAGGATATGTTTTTGATTCCTCAGGAGCAGTAGTTGCTGGTAGCGATGGCATGACTACTAAGTCAGATATTAAAGAAGGTGACTTCGTAATGGGTCAAACTTCTGAAGGCATTGTTCATGGTGTTGTTGAGCACATTATGTGGGAAGGTGGAACGCTTGGAACTCCTGGTTCAGAGTATGCTCTTGAGTCTATGCCACCAGAAAATCCAGCCATGTCTGTCAGAATTTATGAATACGAAGAAGATGAAGATTACTGGGAGCCAACCGCATATAGCATTGGCATGATGTATCAAAATGCTGAAGTCGTTGACATGGAAGATCACGACATGGACGAAATGGAAATGATTTCAAAGGCAGACTCATACTCTCCAAACGCAGGCATGAAGGCAGCAGCTCGTCGTGCAATTAAATGGAAAGAAGAAGGAAAGGCCACTGGAGCAGGAACACCTGTAGGCTGGGGTAGAGCAAGAGATATTGTTGCAGGTAGGTCTATGTCTCTTAGTGTAGTTAGACGCATGTTCTCTTTCTTCTCTAGACACGAACAGGCAAGCAAGGGTGGCAAAGACTTTAACAACATGGCAAATCCTTCCAATGGTCGTATCATGTGGGACGCATGGGGAGGAGACGCAGGATTCTCTTGGTCTCGTGCTATCGTAAGACGTGAAATGGACAAAGCTTTATTCGCTAACTTTGGAACAGACTACACCAATGTAGAAAAACTAACAGAAATCTTTAAGTCTGTAGGAGTTGGTTCTATGGTTTCTTGGAACTCTTCAGGCGGAACAGCCAGAGGGAAAATTATAAGGATTGTCCGTAGTGGAACCTATAATGTTCCAAATAGTGACTTTACCTTGAACGCATCTGAAGATGATCCAGTAGCCGTAATTAGGCTATATCGTGATGGAAAACCAACTGACACAATAGTTGGACATAAACTTAAAACTGTCCGCTCATCCTAAAGATTAGAAAAACAAAATGGAATTATTTTTTGCAGGGGTATTGACAATCCTAACCTTTATTGCTATACTAAAGCAGTATAATAAACGTCGCCGTTCTAAGCGTATGGTTGTTAATCAAAGCTCTATGTTTTTGTTAATCAAAAACTTTTTACCAGAGCTAGGGTTTACTAACAAATACGTGGACAGCCAAGCCTTTATACACGAAGACACAAGAACATTTAGGTATGTTGAAATGTCTGACCAAAGGGCTTATTGGATGGACAAGAACAAGATTTATTATGCAGAAGTAAAAGATGGAAGATTTAATCCAGCTAAGGGGAAACCAACTGAAATGAAGAATCTATCTGAAAAACAAGTGAACAAAATGCTTTACATCTTTAATAGTTTAAAGAACGGATCTTAGATTGATAATTGCAGTACAGGGGACAAATACTTTTAATGACTATAATGTCTTTATGAGGTCAATGGCTGTTGGCATGTCTATGCTAAAAGAAGATGATAAAGAGATTCTAGTTTATAGCATTGGACCCAAGAATGTTAATGGGTTTGTTACTGAGTTCTGTAATATTACAGAGCGTAGCTTAAAAGCTAGAGGCATCAAAATTAGATATCACAAAGTTCCACTTTCTTGGGCTGAAGAAAATGTAAGTAAGTTTAATTACTTTATTTTTCTTAGTAAGCCAGGGGAATATAACTCTAAGCTAGTTGCACAAGCAGAGCTTAGTGGAGTAGAAGTTGGATTGTTTAGATACTAATGAAAACAAACAAAACTCAAAACAAAGAGGTAAAAATGCTGATAACATCACTAGAGAAGATGGAAGTTATCGTCTCAAAGAATAAATCCTTGTCATGGGATGGTTGGAATGTAGTAGAACTCATTAAGACACCAGGAGCTGTTTACAAGCCAAACGGTGTAAGAATTAATGGAGTTTGGTATATCAAAAACATTTTCAACGTTGAATATGATGGCTGGAAAGTACCAAGTAAATATACGGAGTAGATCATGCAAGATCAATCATGGAAAGATCAAGCTGCATGTCTGGGGGAAGAAGTAAATGATTACTTTGACAACTATGAAGAAGATGTTGAGCTACGGTCTGTAATAGACCAAGTTTGTAGAGAATGTCCAGTGAGAAAGATGTGTTTTTCTGCAGGAGTTTCTGGAAAAGAAACTGGTGTTTGGGGTGGAGTTTACTTTGAACAAGGCGATATTTCTAGAGAATTTAATAGACATAAGGCAAGAGAGAACTGGGCTAAAACCTGGCAATCATTAACAACGGATAAATAATTATGGAACTATGGTCGTGGGTACTTGTTGCCATTGGGATTACTGGAATATTTTTTGTTGGACAAAAAACTATTTGGGGATGGCTCATTCTAATCTTTAATGAATGCCTTTGGTTTATCTATGCAATTACAACAGAGCAGTATGGCTTTATTGTGGGTGCAATAGCCTATGCTGCCGTTTACATTAGATCCTATTTGCATTGGAGGTCAGGTAGTCATGTACACTGATGCAATGAAAAGAGCCTTCCATTCAATAACTCCTCCAACAGGATTTGCGGGGATAGAGCTTCTTGATAATGATAACTTTATAACTATTAGACTTAATGAAAAGCTGTTTGCGAGCCTTGACGAGTTTGCAAAACGTGAAGCAATTCAGTATGTATTTTTAGTAAAGAAAGCTCTGGAAGATAATGGGGCAGTGGTCCTTGTAGTAAGAAAAGCATTGGGAGATAAATAATGATTAGTTACGAACAATATTTGTATGCAGGCGGAATTGTATTTCTATCAGCTTTGAGTACTGCATTGGTGGTTTCTTTAATGATTGCTAAAAGCAAGAACAAAAAGCTAGAACAAAGACTTTCAGATCGTGAAGAGCTTGCAAACGAATCTTATTTAAAGTTTTTAACTACTTCTAGAGATGAAGCTTTTGCTTACATTGTAGATGTACAAGAAAAGTTAGATGCCTTTAGAGAAAAGATTGAGCCACAATTAAAATATTTTAATACTTATGGTAGGGCAGTGGCTAGTCCACACACAATCATGCTGGAGAAAATAGACTCTGCGTATGAGGAACTAAAAACTGTTCTGCCGCAAGAAAATAAGGAGAAACAATAAAATGAATAAAGATATGAAAGCAATGCTAGATTCATACCTACGCAACCTGCTTGGTGTTGCACTAGCACTGATCACAACTACCATGGCAAACGCTGGGGTAGCATCACCACTAGACTTTTCAGTAAGTGAGTGGTTGGTAGTAGCTAACGGACTATGGGCAGCAGCAGTGCCTACCCTACTCCGCTATGTAAACAAGAAGGATCCAGCTTTTGGTCTTGTTGCTGAGGTAGCCGCCAAAGAGGTGTCTAAGAAGCTCTCAGAGGCCTCTAAGAAGGCTCCAGCCAAGAAGGCGGTAGCAAAGAAGCCAGCAAAAAAGAAGTAGGCTTTTAAGCAAAAAGATGGCCAGGAGAGATCCTCCTGGCTTTTCTTTATGTGTAGGAAAAGGATCTATAGTTTATATAAATATTCTTATATCCCATGGCCCTAAGGTTTTGACAAAGAACAACCATTTCACAGTCAAATTCTTTTGTTTCAGTATTTATCCAGCCATGACGAACGCCTTCTTTGAAAGGCTTAGCACGATATAAAACAAGACCATTAGATGTAGAGTAGTACTCTCCATAATGTTTAGATGCATAGTTTGGATCTAGCTCAGAACGGTCTGTAACATATTCTGGGCCTGTCCTTGTGGCCCACCAATCGTAATGAGTTCCATTCTTTCTTATAGAAACAGCAGACACAACATCAAACTCAGGCTCAAGGTTCTTAAAGTTAAGAAGTTCCCTAATTGACTTTATGTCAAACCTAATATCGCCTTCAACCATCAAAACATAATCTACTTGTTTAATAAAGTCGCCAGCAACGATAGCCTTGTTTCTTGCATTAGAAAGGTTTTCAACACGTACAGGATCTTTTACTGACCCAAAAAACGGGGTATCCAGGTTTTCAGTAATAACTGAAGATCCCTTAAAGAATGACCAGTCTGTAGAAGACAATAACTTCTTAGTCTTATCAGTAGAGTCATTTTCATATACAGAAAAATAAAAGTCGTATTCTGGAAAGCTGTTTACTATCTTTTTTATTTGGTAGTGATATTGCTCAAACTTAGGCTCAATATTTCTTACGATAGAGTATATAAGTATTTTTTCTTTTTTCTGTGACTCTTTTGGCTCTAAGCTAATCTTATTAAGAACAGAGTTGACAAACGCCAAATAGTCTTTCTTAATAACATTCCAATCAAATTTTTTGGATAGTTCATGCCCATTGTTTGAGATCGTCTTGTATAGACCTTCTTTTTCTATTGCTTTGATTGCCTCAACTGATTCATCAATGGTTTCAGCAATGACCATGGTGTCGCCTATTTCTTTTTCTGAAAATCCCCTGGCACCTACAGAAGAAGTAATAATAGGTATGCCATAGCTAAGGGCTTTCATTACTTTAAGATGGGTCCCAGAGCCAGATTCCATAGGATTAATAAACGCAAAAGATTCTTTGAATAGTCTGTCAAGGTTTTCTTGAGACACAAAGCCCATAATCTGAACATTCCCTGGCAGATTTTTAGTGTCTACTGACCTAGATGCTCCACCACAAAGAATAAAATTATACTTTGGTTCTTTCCTAGCTATCTCAACAACATTGTTGGCTGCAATTACGTTTGGCGGATGACCACTTCCCACAAAGATTATATTTTTTGATTTAAATCTTTTTGCAGGATTTACTTTGTCTTGCATTTCTGTTCCATTTGGAACGTATTCTGTTTGGGATGGGATAAGATCGTAATGCTTTTCAATTTCTCTCATATCTTTTTCAGAGCAATAGGTCATTGCAATTGATCTTTTTAAAGCTAGGCCCTCCATTTTTTCAATAATGTTATTTACATATGCATCATCACCATGAACTTGATTGGCCATAGTAATTTCTGCATTATGAGAGTTATAAATTATTGGAACATTTCTAGGGACGTTTTCTAAAAATGGAGAAGCCGATGCGTGGTCTAAGATTACTAGGTCTGCCTTTTTAGAATATTCAGCAACCTTGTCTGAAAACTCATGCAAATATTTTTTAAATAAAAACTTTGTTATGTCGTGGTTGTTTTTTGCTTGTTTTTGGGTAGCAACATTATGTTTTTTAATTATAATTCTTTCAGTTGCTGGTCTAACAAGAGTTATGTATTCATTAATTTTTTTAATCTCAGATTGATTATTCCAAGCAAATGACAAAAAGGTTACATTATGTCCAGTTAACGCTTCTGCTAGCGAGGCAGTTCTTTCTACCCCACCACCAATGTTTTTATCCCATTGCGAAAGGTTACTACTTATAATTAAAATCTCTGCCATTAAACTTCCTATACCTTAGTACAATTATAGCATGGTGGCAAATGATATAATATAGTATGGACTATGTATATATATGTAGGCAGGGTGAAAACGAAGAGCTTAGATACTCTATTAGATCCGTTGTAAAGAATACAAATTATGATAATATTTGGGTTGTTGGATATAAGCCAAGCTGGTATGTTGGAAACTTTGTTGACTTCCCAGACGTAGCCACTAAGTTTAATAATATTATTAACTGTACAAAAGCAATTACAGATGTTGGAGCAATCTCTGACGACTTTGTTTTAATGAATGATGACTTTTTCTTTTTAAAATATAGAAACTCCATGCCAGTCTATCATGGCGGACTTCTTAAAGACAAGATTGACAAATACTCTATTCTAGGTGCAAGAGGCTATGCTAACCTTTTGAGAAAGACTTATAAAGATTTAATTCGTCAGGGTATCAAAGAGCCTCTAGATTATGACATACACTTACCAATGCCAATGAATAAACAATTGCTTGCACAGTCAATAGACAAAGCATACTTTCCAAGATCTGGGTATGGTAATCTAAACAATGTTGGTGGAGAACTAATCACAGACGTAAAAGCATATCGTAATAAAAGTCTTTTAGCCTCAAGGTCATACGATTTTACCAGAGAAGACGCAGAGTTTGTTTCTACAGAGGATGGCTCTTTTGATATTGTTTACGACAAGATACTTAAAGGGATGTTTCCTGAGCCATCTCAGTATGAAAGAATGTAGTTTGGATTAATCCAGGTTTGATCCTGAATCCCTTCGCCCCATTGGTATTGCACATCACATAGCAAGAATCCATTGTTAATCATAAAATTAATAATGTGGTTGTTTGTTTTGTGCTGGAAGTGTCTGTAAAAGGTTTCTGTTTCTAGGTGAAACAGCTTTACATTCTTAATATATTCCCCCAGGCCTTCCAAAAATTCATGGGTATAGCCCTCAATATCTACTTTAACAACATCAATTATTTTATCTTCTAGCCCGTAATACTCCAAGAACTTTGACATGGTTGTAACTGGAACCTGAATTGTATTATATTGAGCCTCTTCAAAGAAGGAATAGTTTTCAATAGATGAAGATCCTGAGTGGTCTTTGTCATCAGAAACAATTTGAACAAACTTTGTAGTGCCAGAGTAATTAGAAATAGCACTTTCAAATATGTTAAAGTTTGGGTATTTTTCTTTAGTTTCTCTAACTGCTATTGGGTTGGCATCAATTGCATAGATATCCTTGCCATTAAGTTTCTGGCGAAAGAACTCTGCATCGTCACCATCTCTAGTGCCCACATCAATAATGATTTCTGCAGTGTCCCCAAAGTATTTTTTGTAGTTTTCTGCAACTGGCTCAAGCCAAACGTTTTCCATTAAAATTATAGCCTTATCGCTTTAGCAAAGACAACTCTAGATGCCATTTTTGATGCGGCAATAATTGCAATTGGTGCAGAAATACTTAGAACAAGACCTGCCCACATCTGAGGGCTTGTCCATGCAAACTCCCAAAAGTCCAGGGTGTGGAAAGCATTAGCAAGAACAGCAATACCACCAAAGGCAATCATACCCCACAATGCACCATTAGTCTTTTCTGGAACGCCATCCTCATTAACACGAGAACCAAGTACAAGATAAGCAATAAGGTAAAGAAGATACATAAGCTCAATGAAGAAGAAGAATAGTCCAGCCATCCAGTCTTGAGATAGTCCCACAAAGAACGCTACTGAAGTAATACCATTGAAAGATACAATAGCAGAAGAAATAAAGGCAATGCCAATTCCCAGAATCCAAGACCATAGAACAAGCTTCTGGTCAATCTGAACTCTTGGAGCTCTTTTTGCCTCTTGCTTTTCGTACATAAGAGACTTATTGTCTTTTAGGTTGGCCTTGACTGCAGTAGTTACAGAAACTTTTCTTTTTCTTTTTACTGGCTCTGACGGTGTTTGATCCATGATTTCTTTCTTTTCAATGACAGGCTCGTCAATAGTGACGTAGCTTCCTGTTTTTTCATCATAGTTTATGTTTGCCATAATGCTTCTATTATATCGTATTTATGGGTTTTCTGCTAGGTAGTCAAGTTCTTCCTTTAGAAGCCTTGCACTAATCTCAATAGACTCTATAGCCTCTTGGTTCATGTTAAGCTCTAGCTCAATCCTATCAAGATCCTTGCTGATCTTATCAATCATGGCCTGTATTTCGTCCATTTAGCTAGACTGCTCGTCCCTGACTTGGACTAGTCTGTTCATGCCAGAAATATATCCTTGCTGCCATGCTTTCATTTCTAATTCTGAGGGGGTATAGTCAAGTGTCTCAACCCAGGAAATCATATCCTTTTTAGCTGTAGTAACAATATTTGCTGCCTGACGCTCCGCTTTGCGTCTTTCATGTCTGCTCATCATTCTCCTTGTATATATTCTATATTAAAAGTGCAATAGTGTCAAGTCTGATATAATTGATATATGAATACTTGTCCTAGCTGTGGTCATGAATTAGTTAATATTATTTATGGAGTTCCTACCCCAAAGTTAATTGCTATGGCAGTTAATGAAGATATTGCTCTGGGTGGAACAACCCTAGTTTTGGATCAGCCCAAGCTATACTGCTACGGCTGTCACGAAACTATCTAGCTTTCAAAAATCTCTTCTTCTTTGTTTTCTTCAGCCTCATCAAAGGCTGCCTCAAGAATCGCTAGAATGTCAATGCCTGAAATCTCTTCGTTGTGATTTCCAACAGTGACAATGTATGTCTCTGTGGGCATAATCCTGAATCTTGTCTTGTTTACCATAGTCTAATTATACCAAGCTTTTTCCCTCTAGTAAACAAAAACTTGATTTTTTGACATTTTTTGGGTATACTTTATGTAGACCAAAGAATAGAAAGAAAACCTTAATGATTAAGCTATTATCTATTATCCTTGTATCTGTTCTAAGCATTATAGGCATTATCGTGCTAAGCTTTAAGCCAGAACCTGAGGTATCAGATAGGGCAGAGGTACAAAGAATGTTGGCTTTGAAGGATGCTCCAAAAGAGGGTTTTAAAGTAAAGCATCAATATAAGAAGAACGAACAGCTAAAGCCTAGACAGCTAAAGCAGCTTCTGCATGACGTTGGCTTTCGTGGTGAGGCATTAAAGATTGCATGGGCCACGGCAATGAAAGAGTCAACTGGTAGACCAAGGTCTCATAACAATAATCCTGATACAGGAGATAACTCCTATGGCTTATTTCAAATCAATATGATTGGTAGTCTTGGACCAGCTAGGTTAAAGCAGTTTGATCTTGAAAAGAACAGTGACCTATTCAATCCTGTTCGTAATGCTGAGATAGCGTTCTTTATGTCTAATGGTGGCAAGAACTGGTCAGCCTGGAACGGTATTACAGAGAACACTCGTAAGTGGTTGAAGCACTACCCTACATCTTAATAAGATATTTAAAGGCATCTACATAGCCAGCTGCAATAGCCTTCTTAATCATTTTATGAGATGAGCTACCATGCTTGGGCAGGTCTGAAAAGTAAACAATGTATTTGATGTTTGGGTTGTCTGCCTTAATCAAAGCTCCGTTGGCAATAGCCTTCTTTACATTATCAGTTCGCTTAGCCCCAGGACGCTTTTTGTCTCCACGCTCTCCACCCTTGGCCTCAATGTAGACGGTATCAAAAGTAGTCTTGTAAGTAAAGTCAACCTCTATGCCAAGATCTTTTAGGACAACATGCCTCTTTATATTCTTATGCCCAGATCGCTGAAGGTCCTCTAAAACTAGGTCCTCAAACTCGTCGCCAGACCTTGTTGATTCTGCTTGAAAGTTCATACAAAAATGGTATCAGCAAATTAATAGAAAGTCAAGCATTTATTTATTGACATCTGGTCATAATTGCTGTATACTGAGCGTATGGAAAACACAGACAAGGATAGTCAAATAGCCCACACTTTTATGATGGGGTTTGACGCTGGAGTTAAGTCCGCCAAAGGAAGTGCTACCTTGCTAGAGCGTGAGAGAATCTTGAAAGCCATACAAAGGCTGGAAGACCAATCTGAAGCCACAAGGACACCCCTGTACCAAGACACACTATTTGCTAAGATAAGGGAGATCGTTAATGGCTAAGATGGCAAGTCTTCACTCTGAGGGCTACACAGATGACGATTTAGAGCAAATAGAGCTCGCCGCAATTTTAGAAGAAATGCTAGTAGACTAAAGTTCGGCGGTAAATAGGAGATCTATACAAGCACAAGTGCTTGACATTCCCCAGTATCCCTACTATAATGGACATATGAAAATAAAAAAGATAACCAAAAAAATAGAAAAATATGGCCTAGAGAAATACTTCATGGGCTATAATACAGGGTTTAACGATGGCATTATGGAAAGCTCAGAACCCTCCTTTCAAGAAGGATCACAGGCTGAACAAGAACGTATTCAGACTGTCCTAGACATGCACATTCAATGGGCTATGGAATCTGGCAAGGGTAGCGAAGTAATTATGCTTAACCGTGTCAAAGAGATGCTAACGCCTGTCGTAATCACTGAAGACGACGATACCTTCTAATGCAAACCTTCCTACCATACAGAGACTTTAGAGAATCTGCTGAAGTCCTAGATAGCAAACGCCTAAACAAGCAAATCCTAGAAGGCTACCAAATCCTCAAAGTCCTTAATAGTGATGACCCTAAAGCTGCTTGGAGAAACCATCCAGCCGTCAAAATGTGGAGAGGTGCAGAAACCACCCTACACGAATATGTCCTAACCATGGCTGATGTGGCAACTGCCAGGGGTATCAAGACTGACAAGAATCTGGAGAACATTGCCAACCTACGCCAAGCTACCAGACAAAACTGGGGTACACAAAAGCCATTCTGGATTAATAACCAAACCATCATAGACAGACTAACAGAATCACATAGGGCAAACCTATATAGAAAAGATCCAGAATTTTATATGGATTTTGTACAAGATCAGGCAAACCCTTGCTGTGACAAATGTCAGTATTTTTGGGTAACGCACAACCTCTAATTTTTCGGGGGATCAAACGAAGCCATCGTAATCCCTAGTATAAGATATACCTAATAGGAGACATACATGGAAAACATCCTGGTTGCTATATTTGCCTTTATAGGAGCATATATGGCTGCTTCGTATTTGAGGAAATAGCCCCATAGCCCCATGTCAAAGATGCTTTGATACCCCGCAAAAATAGCAAACTTATACACAGGGTTTGATGGTTTTACACAGGTTTTCCACATAGTTATCCACAGATAAATCTTACTGTAATTATTTAGATTTGTCTTAGAAGTGGATGGAAGTGGTTTGAAATGGAGAATAGAACCCATTTAAACAAGGGCTCGTAATCATTTTACCACGCCAAACCACATTTGTCAATACCCAAACCATAATATTTCCAAACCATCCTAGCGAAAATAGCTGCCAAACCATCATATAAAACATATAAAAACATGGTGGTTTTTGGACAAAACCATACATAAATTTATCAAAACATAATGGTTTTATATCAAAAGATAATGGTTTTGTATTGTATCTTATACTAGGGGGATTGGAGCTTCTTCGTAATACCCTGGCCCTTTGGGCCTGCGGCTGCGCCGCTAAAATTCCAGGGAATTTAGAAATCTATCGTAATACCAAACCACTATAATAACAAACCACTATATCCTGATATACCAAAACTTCCAGCGATTTTTTCAAAAGCCTTCTTAATGTCTTTTTGGGGAAAGATGGTTTGATATGGGGGATATTTCGATATGATGGTTTGAGATCAAGGATGGTTTGATACCCTCAAAACTTCCAGCGATTTTTTTCAGAGGGTTCTTAATGTCCTATTGACAAATGGTTTGGGGTTTGGTATAATACAAAGGCGGTTCGACCGCAAAAATGCCCCCAAGCCTAAGCCTAGGAGCATTGATGTTTATTCTATTAGAATCCTTTTGAGAGACTTAGCATTTCGTCTAGATTGTCCCAACCGTCATCTTCTATCTCAAGGGCCGCAAGGAACAAATCAAATGTCTCCTCAACAAACCTCTCTGCCATCTCTGTTGGTTTTACAATGTTGTTAGCAATAGCATAAGCAATTGGTAAGCCTAAGTCATTGTATTCTAAAAAGTCCTCAAACTCTGGGTCAGTTCTATATTTTAGCCATAGCTCTGCCAGTATCTGACACTTATCAGAAAAAAGGGTTGTGGTGATTTCTGACATTTGTATTCTCTCTCTCTAATTCTGCTACATCTACTATCTCTAGTATTCTGTTGTATGAAACCTTTGGTGCTACCCTGAAAAAATGTCTGCCAACCTCATCTAGGTCTAGCGTGTAGTCATTTACAATGTCTGATAATTTTAGGGCTATCTTTTCTTCTTTGCTAATTGGTATTCGTCTGCTTCTCAAGTGTCTCCTATTTAGTTGTAATTCCTATTGTATCAAAAAGTAAGGGGAAGCACAAGCAAGAAAGGTATAACAACCTGTGCCTCCCCTAGTGTAGAGCAGGCGACCCCTCACCCCTCTACTCGTTGGTAGGGAGTTATCTCTACCCACCAAACCTGTATTTAGTTATACCTATCTCATTGTACAGGATAACCCTGACCTTGTCAAGAGTCAAAATAGAACCTCTTCCTTGTACTTGGGCAGGCACTCAAATATAAACTTAAGACGATCATTGAGCTGGTCCCACTTTTCAAAGATAAATCCCTGGAGGCCATACCAGACGTCTGGCTCATCAAAGTATGGGTCATCCCTAAGAAGACTGTTATACTCATCTTGGGTTAACTCTATAGGAGCTGTAACTTCTTCAATGTTACTGTTCTCATATTCGTAGACATGAATGTACCATGGGCCCATGTGTCTGTACTCACCATCTGCGTCCAACTGCTCCAGCTGGTAGATGTTTAGGTCATAGATAATTTCAGTCTTATCTTTATGCTTGCTTCTAGTCTCCAACATACTTAATCACCATTCCATTTCCTTCGCATTCTTCGCATTCTGGATTTCCAAAACCACCATCATCGTATGCATCTTCGTCGTAGCATTCACATTCTACCTCTACAGATAGCAATGCATAGTCATCCTCATTTTCCCAAGGGACTTCAGTAATGTAATAACCAAGCCTATTGACATAGTGATACCCTGCAACAATCAGGTCTGACATGTCTCCTTGAATCCAAGTCCAGACATACTTGTTATCAGCCTTAGCAACAAAGTCTACTTCCTCGCCATAGGTCTCAAACATGTTGTGGTCAGGGTCATTGGTAAAGTGATTCTTGATTGGCTTGAACTTCTTTTCCCATTCGTTCCAACCTTGATACTCTGTATACTCTGGCTGTTCTAGCATAATTGGTTTGATAGTCATTATGCCAACTCCTGTGGCTCAAAGCCAAGTATGTCATCAAATGGTTTGTAGGTTTCTACATCAGCGTTGTATACAGCAAAAGCTTCGCCAAACTGTTGCTCTGCCAACATACAAGCGTGTTCCTCGTTGTCAGCCATAACTACCTCTGTGGTTTCCACATAAGCAGTAATTCTTACTTCATACCTTTTCATTGTTATCTCCTTCATTGGCTTCCATTTTACCACTACCCACTGACATTATCAAGTCCAGCTGGGCCTTTATCATATGGATATCACTAGTACTAAGATTATCTCTTAGAAACTGTACGTCCTTAGCTAGGTCGCCAGACACGTACCTAGTATCTAGATTCATTAGCCTTTATACCCCTTCGTTTCCTCAGTGATATATCCTGCCATTGCTCCAATAGCCCAGACAATAACAAACGCTGTGATTATAATTCCAATTACAATTTCCATTAGGGTCTCCTTAGAAATGAAAGTCCACAGGAACAAGATACCAGTTCTTGTTGCCTTTGTCAATACTACCAAACATGTGTTCTGGATTAGTGCTGTCATGTTGAATGTCCATAAAATAGGAATTGAAATCCCACTTACCCTGAATCATATCAATCATCTTAGCAAGAGGATACAGTTCCATATCATACTGCATATTGCCAGTATAGCTATCTAACTTAGCATTTAGGTCAATTTCTTTTCTGTCATACATTTCACGGTAGCCATTGAACTCATCCTTACGATTACTAACCATGTCAGCAATAGTCTCTCTATACTTCTCTGGTTCTTTCTCATAAGAGATAATATGATTAGGAGATGATTCGTATGGGTCTCCGTCTACGAATCTACCCCCACCAACTACAAACCAGTCATACCAAGATAGGTATTGTTCTTGTCCACCCATTTCATCTTGTAGTCTGCCCTCAACAAGGTGCATGGCTTCGTCATCACTATCTGTCTGTACAGCTATGTATTGTAATACGTGCATTACACTCTCTTTCCTTTGTATAGGTCTACGCCTAATCCTTTGTTTACTACCTTGCCACAATGAGTGCAGGCACCATAACTAAAATAATGAATGTGCTTAGACATCAGCTTCTCCTACCCAATGCTCTCCAGTGTAGTTGTATGTGCTTACGTCTTTTGCATACTCCCACAGGCTTTCGTCATCTTCTGCTAGGTCTAGAGCCTCTTCTTGTGTATCTGCTTCAACTGTAATCTCTTCCCAGTTGGTGTACTCTCTTTGAACTTTGAACTCACGCATTTGCCACCTCTCTCTTTCTTACATTATAGCTGGACCCTACGACATTTTGGTCATAGCCTTCAATGGTCTTTTGCCAGAGACTTAGGTTAGCCCTGGTTCTATCGTTGTGGGGATCAATAAGCTTATGAAGAGTAGTTTCCTCATTAGAGATAATACTAAGTAATTGTTCCTCAGTAATGTCCCTTACCCAGTCATTCCACTCATCACCAACAAGGATCTTGTAGATACCCTCGTCATCTGCGAACCAGCCTACACCCTCATAGCATACAAGAGCCAGACCTTTGCGGGTATTGACAACAACAGAAGGAGCAACCCACTGCTCATCCTTATTCAATCCCAGTATACTTTTAGCTTTTTCTGTATCAATCATTTTTACGTTCATGGCTATAGTATACAAGCACCCTACGACATTTATCAAGAACTTCCTGGGGTTTTTTTGCTTTCCTTCTTAATAACATTTTTTTAATTAAGTATTTTATAAAAATGGATCGACCAAAAATTGGGAGCAGTTTTCACACATGCTCAGGTGTTTTGTTTTAGGCTGTTGCCAACTGAACCGCCTTGAAGATTCTGTTCTTCTCAGCGTTGGTCATTGGGTCAAAGCCAGAAGCACTTGCCAAAATGGATTCTGTCTTACCCTTGCGACCTGTGCGATACCAGTCTAGTCTTTCAGTTAGAGCGTTAGCAACACCCCAAGCTGTGCCAGTAATTGTATTGTTGTAATCGCCAACATAGATGTCATTGATTAGGTCAATTTTATTTTCCCAGCGACTAGTAGCACCCTTAGCATCTTCTTTTGGCTTAGGGTAGAGAGCAAGAACAATCTCATCAAACTTCTTCTTGCTAACTTCTTTCTGAATCATCTCGTTAGCCATTTTGCTAAACTCATCAATGTAAGCGTTAGCAAGACCAAGAGCCTCTCTAGCAACCTGAACCTTACCGCTTGCTGTCTGTGTGTGTCTAATCTTGAAAGACTGCTTGACAGAACCATTTCTGCCACGCTGTCCAAGAGCAAGGTTTAGAGTGTTAGCACATACAACACGAACAGGTGTGATACTTGCCTGAATAGCGATAGAGCCGTCGTGGCTAGTGTTTACAAGAAGATAGGTGTTTACCTTATCTGACACGCCGTTAGGGTCAATGACAGTTTCACGCTCAAGAGCAAGGGCACCAAATACAACACGCCCACCCTTGATTGAACCAGCAGTTTCCCAACGTCCGCCATTGTCTAGCAGGTTGTCCGCAAAGTCAAACAATTCCTCATTCTGAAGAGGAACATAACGCTCACCAACAACACCAAGAACGTCCTTGTTGCCTTTGATGAATGGGTTATCACGAACTACGAAAGAGTAGTTTTTGTCTGATTCAAACTGAGCTGGAATCTCTACATCTTCCAAGCGAACAGACCAATTGTTTAGCTTAGCTTTCTTTAGCATTTCAGCTGTTGATACTTCCTCAGTGAATACCTCGCCTAGACCGTGCCAAGCTGGCTCACGTAGGGAAGCAAATGCGGTTTCTCCGTTTACGGTTTCTAGCAAATGTGCCATTTGTTGCCTTTCTTTAGTGTTTGATTAGATAAGATTATCTTACACCCACCCACTGACATTGTCAATACTATTTTGGGGGTTTTTCTGGGAATTTCTTAATTTAGTTCTTAAATGTTATCATTTTGTTATAAATGGCGGTCGATCCAAATTGTGGACAGTTTTACGTCATGTCCAGGACGGTTGACCTAGTAGAAAGGAATTAAGACTAGGCCAACATGCTTTATACTGTCGCTAGCTCCCCCATTGCGGACAAGTACTCCTCATCCGTTGGCAGGTTGTCTAGGTCAAACTCTGCGACGATGTCATTGTAGTTGCTAGTAAACTTATTAGTGCTAAAGTCTACTTCATAGATACCCTCGCAAAATAGACTGTCATTAGCAAACTCTGTGTTGTCAACAGTTTTGATAACACCATTACTGTTAGCAACAATTCCTAGAATCAAAATGCCAGTATCTCTGTGAAGTCCAGGGTATGCATTCAGGAAATCTTTATTCTCCCAGTCAGTAGTTTCAAACTGCTTATACAGCTGGTCCACTTCTTCATTACTAACAAACTCTACATTATCTAGCTTATCTAATAGGTTCTCTACATTAGTCTTGCCTCTTAGGAATGATAGCGCTTGGATACCTGAATAGCTTGGGTAGCCGTCCCATTGTCCATACTGTGCAATCTTGGTAGTGCCCTGCAAATCTTTTACTACTGTTAGGTTTCTAGTTCCCATTTGTTTTCCTTTTCTTTTCATCAATTATCTCATAGTATGCCCAAAATCTCAACCTATCTCCACGCATAAGGTCTAACAAATCCTCATACACTTCATCTTCTAGGTCATCAATAATAGTTTCAGGCTTTAGGTCTCTATACCCCAAACTTTCAAAGTGGTTGTCAAGGTCGTATTCCAAGACAATACTTATTTTAGCCATTGCCATTAGTTCTCCCAAGGGTCTATTTCAGCGTTCCAATCACCATCTGGCAATTCAGAGTGCTTTTCCATACCTAGGTCAATAGCCTCATCTTCTGACTCAGCCTGAACCCAGTAAGTAGCGGTGTATTCTACTTTCCAAGTCTTTAGGTCATCGCTTGTCAATTTCATTAGTTTCCTTTCTTTTTTCTAGTTTAGCATTACCCTACGACATTATTCGTCGTCGTCGTCATACTCATCTTCATTACCCTCAAACTGGCTAATGATATCCACAAAGCCCTCATGGCCCATTCTGCTATCACTATAAACAGCATTGACAAACTTTAGGCCACAAGCATTCTTGTACCAAGCCATGACAACTGTTGCCATTTCAGCAGGGTCAAGTTGGTCTGATGTGGCAAGGGCATTAGGGTCATCCTCACCATAACCATACTCACGCATGAGAGCCACTTGGGCGTCATCCATTAGGACATAGATTTTGTGGCAGGTATCCCAAGCAATACCCTTAGCTTCATTGGTATACTCTCTAACGTCCCAATAAACTTGTTCTAGGTCTAACATTAGGCCTCCCATTCAGTTAGGTCTTTACCAGCAAAGATAGCCTGAACATACTCATAGCGAGAGTTGTCATCTAGCTCTCCAAGGGTTTCCCATTGCTGCAAGGTAAGTGCATCACTATCAAACAGAAGCAAGTCTGCCTCTGCTCCATAGTTTCCGTCATAGGACACATAACCAACATTTTTTAGGTAGCTACTCATTTGTTTTCCT